CTATAAAATAAGAGAGTTTATCACAACTCTCTGTCATCAATCATTCATCAAAGGTTTGTAATAAAACCTCTATTTATTTTTCTTACAGTTCTTCCCGTGCCATCTGTTGTACACAGGTTGCTTTGTTACTTCTCCACAAACCTCACACTCAATCATCTTATCGTTACCTGTTGGGGTAATCATATTCTCTAGGTTTGCCTTTGTCGCTAACAGGGTGTTAACATCTGAAGCATAAACGTTCATGTTCCTTCCAATTGAAAGAGCCTTTACATTTGCTGCTAACTGTGTCTCCACTCTAGATAGAGCTTGTTCTAACATTGCCTTGTCATACATTCATCATTCTCCTTTGGCGTTTTTCTGTTGTAGTACTTTATTGTCTTTTGCCGTAATAGCTCTTTCTATATTACTAATTACAGCGCCTTGGCTAATAGCAACTTTATAAATAAACTCTCGTGTTTCTACTTCATAGTGCTTGGTATCAAGCCACTGCTTAAATAGATCGTTAAGTATATCTTCGGTTACCATGACCATAGTATCTTTTAACTCAGTGCACTGGTACCCTTTGTTAAGGGTACGTTGGGCATCATCATATACAGATACTTTTTTTGGTTTCCCATCCGAACCACGTTTATGGCCCGGATGTCTTTTGTAGTCTGTCATCAATCATCTCACATGTTATTGAGGCATCTGCTGTTGCTGCATCATCTGCTGCATTTGCATCTGTTGCTGAGCTTGCTCCTCTTCTAATTGCTCCCGCTCTTCCGTGTCTTGATATAAAGACATGAAGTCCACAGGCTCCTTCACAGGGGTTTGCGCCCCCTCTGTACCTTCAGCTTTAACCTTAAGCTCTGCCCATTCCCTATTGGAATCATCAGAGGCTTGAAGTAGCTGACGTTTATTGTCAATCTTCTTATTGTCTGCTTCAGCTTTAATAAGACTAACATTAGCTGACTTAGTGTTAAGCTCAAGTTGCATATTCTCTTTCTCAAGTTGTTCTGCTTCTTGTTGCTTCTGCTGAGCCATTTGCTGTGCTTGCTGCTTGGCCTGTTGAAACTCTTGAGAATTAGGGTCATTAAGGAACCTTGTAGGATCCATACCCATGTTCTTTAGAATATCAAGCGCTAGGTTGTAAGAAGCTAAAGGATTAACATAAGCTTCTGACGTAGGGCTTTGAGCCATTTGAGGAAGTAGTTGCGATAACTGAAGTAACTTCTGACCTAGGGACTGATTAGAATTATCACCAATGTTGGCATCAATATCTAAGTCCATATTAGAAGGAAGCATTTGTAAGTCTTCAGCACTTAAAGATGCATAACCCTGAGCCGTCTTATACTTAGCAGGATTCTTCATGTTTCGCTTCATCTCTCTCAACACACCACGACAAAGATCTTTAATACCAGTCTCTACAAAACGACGAGCGATATGTTCGATACGTATCTGTGCAGCATTCTGAGCACCAGTCATCTTAGCTTCTGAGTTTCCCGATACATATAAGGTATCGTTCAGACCCATGGCTGTCTTAGTAAGACCAGTAGACTGCTCTTTCTGTAGACCAAGGAACTCAAGCATACCCGCAGTACCAGAGCTAATAGGTTCTGGTTGGATTTGTTGAATTGCGCCAACAGGACTTCCGTTAGTCGGAATGATCTGTTTAGGCACTGGGTTCTGTAGCGCTTGAAAGTCGACCACATTAGGATCGGCTAACGTTCTGCCATAGTTACCAAAGTACACGTTCTCTACAAAACCACGAAGGATCGCTGTAGTAGCTTGTGTCTGAGGGCGAGCCATATCAAGAAGTGAAAGACCGTAGAACTCATGCGGGATCTCGATAGGGTTAAGTATGCCTACTGGAATGTAAGATACATCATCCTCTTCAAGAATCGTGTCGCCTGCCTTAATGACATGCTTAAGCTCCGCAATACCGTCTCCATCTCTATCTGTTCTCAGCCAGCATTCAATTACTGTTATGCTGATATTCGCCTCGTCCTCTTCAGAGTCATTCGATGTTAGCCAGTGATCAATACCTGCGGCATCCTTACGAGCAAACGTATCGCTTGACCAGCCAGATCTTATATTAGATTCTTCACCGATCTCGCTTAGGTCGCCCTTAAAGTCAGGCCACGTTCTACGAATATCAGAATGCGTCATCTCGGTAACAATACCTACAAACTTAGCATCATGAATCGTGGTGGCGTGTCTGTCGATTAAGAAAGACTCCGGAGCTATGTTACGTAACTTAACGCCAGACTTGTCGATCTTCCTGCGAAGTCTTACGTCCTCATAAACAACAGAGGTCGTACCGTCAGGATTCAAAGTTAACTCTGCTTGAAGGTTTAAATCTCCAACGATTTCTATCTCTGGATCTGCTAGTAGTTGGTCAAGAACCTGTTCCTGAACTACTTCGTACTCTTCTACGATATAGTCAAAGTGTTCTTCCCAACCCCACGTTATGGCACTGTTACCAAACACAACTGCTGATTTAACCCAAGTGGACAGCTTCGACCAACCGTCTGGGTTAGAGTTGAACAAACAATAATTGACTACATCCGATGCAACTTGGGAGGCTTTTATAGCAGCCATTTCGTTGCTGTATGGGACGAATAATGCTAGTTTATCGTTGTCTAATAGTAACTTGGTTAACAATGCCGTATAACCTTCAGCTATCTCAGCTGAGTCAGATGATACGATTTTGGATACACCTTGCGGTGCTAGATCGCCTCTTGGTTCGAGGCTCATTTCGTAGACAGCATTCTCTCTACGTTTGCTTAGGTCTGATGATCCTGTATGTCCACCTGACGAATTCCGCATATGGCGGTCAATCGATTGGACTAACATGTCATCAGAGATTCTCTCAGTTTTCTTGCTCATTCTCGCTCTCTCTGGTTTGTATTAATTTGTGTTATATAGTACGAAGGTATGATCTCTCTTCCCCTTTCATTTTTGGAAGGTTCTTGGTCCAATCACTAATCGCCTGTATCGTTTCCGGATCCATTTGAAACTTTGGAGGGTTCCCGTTTAACTGCGAATAGTATTCTGTAAGAGCTCTTGACATGATCTCATTAGTGTTTTTCGCATAGTAGGGATCACCTTCATAGGCAGGGATACTTTGTATTAAATTATCATCAGTTAGTATTTTTGACATTGCATTGGCAACAAAACCCCTATAAGGCTCTGCAAGCTCGCTTTGTGGATTGTAGTAAGACATTTTATATAAAGCATCTTGCTTTGAGGCTTTATCACTTATGCCGCTCATTAACTGCATATAGTCCTTGGCTCCATCAGACCCGTGTCTGAATCCGGATGGCATTGGATTGGCAGACCCATGATGAATGCTTCCGTCAGCACCAAGAGACATTAGGTTTTGTGACAGCATATGTGCGTATAGTTCATGCACTGCTGTTTCCTCAGGATCTGAAACCATGGATTTTATTTGGTTCTGAACACCTTGTGAGTACATGCTAAGATCCTCACTCGGGTCCATTATTCTCATAAGACCTTCTGCTGGATTGCCTTTTGCATCCCATGCGCTCTTCCACATTGGGTTTGTTTGAGAGTTGCCCGTTCTTTCTTTTTGACGAGGGTCTCTCTGGTACCCTCCAGACTGTACCGTGATAGCGCCACTCTTAAGGTTCTCTCTTACAGCTTGATCTAAAAACTCTAACGTCACAGGTTGTCCCATTGTTATATCTCTTGGATCAATACCGGTTTGAGAGTGAGCCTTGTCAAGCGCATCTTTAAAGAACTTGTATTGCCCACCACTAGGAACATCATAACCATAAAGATTACTCCATCCAGAGTCTGGCGAGCCGCCTTTCCCATACCTGTTGAAAACCTCAGCTCTCTCGCCCATTGGTGTGTAGTATTTGCCGGCGCCTGCCTGTCCATACTGCTTATAAAAGTTTGGCTCCCAACCTTCAACCTTGTGACCCATTGAGGGTGGAACGGTTCTTGTTGCGTAGTCCTTAAAAATACCAGCTAGTTTATCTTTGTACTCAGCTTCAGACGATACAGTATCACTCGGGAACTGTGTGCTGGCGGCCTTTTGCCACCATCTGTCTCCCTTTCTTATAGTTGCCATACTATCTCCTTATAACCATTTGGTATCGTCTTGTAAGAAAGTTGGGTTTATCTCGCCCCAGCTAAATGTTTTGTTTGTTAAAGCGTGACCATGTGTTCTATAGGCCTCGCAAGCAATTGCTAATGACATAACCATATCATCATGATGTCCTACCGAAGCTTCAGCCTTGCCACCTTCTGTGACAATAAAGCTACGAAGCTCACCAATGATCTCTTGACATGGGATCATAATATCCTCGTCCTCAATCATACGTCTAAGATTAGAGATGATTGGAGGTCTTGTAGATACAGTAGTCTTAAAACCCAAATGATTGATACTGTCGCTTACCGTATTAGCTGTCTTCCTTTGTTGGTAGATGTTTGGATAGTTCATTCCGAATAGCTGCTGAACTGTCGCTAAACCCACCGAGTTACTTTCAGGGATTATTAAAGCGTTGTTATACCACCGACCTAAATAGAAAAGCATCTTACCAAACCGTACAGGATCTATTCTGTTGTTCCTGAATACGGTGCAGATCTCTCTGTCCTTGTTTAGTACGGTAGCCACCGAGTAGTCACCGCGTACACCAAGTGCTACGTCAGCTCCGATAATATACTTTTGGTTTCTATCTGGTGCTGCCCATACTTTTAAAGACCCTTCCTCCGCCTCGTCGAACGAGCTGAATACATCGTTAAAGTCTCGAATAGATTCAGGAGGTACCGGTACATATAGATCAAGAACTTCTTTACTAAAGACGGACGATCCGGATTGTATGAAGGACTCCTCTGCTGTAAAGGGGTACTCTTGTTTAAAAGTTGAACTTGAAGTTTCAGATATTTTGATCCTTCGCCAGTATACTTGAGATTCGTCAAGGTCGTATTCATCTATAAGTCTCTGTTCTTCAAGTGACATCTCAAGACCGTCAGGAGAGTCTAATCGATACTCGTCCTGTAGGAACCAAGGAACGAACAAAGGTCTGAAGATTCCTTCGCCTCTTTCCGCCTTATTCCATAGGTCGTAGTAAACACCTTGAGCACCGTTTGAGGTGCTATTGATTATAATAATACTACCCGGAAGTAGCGCAATTGATTGGAACATACCCGCTAGAATACGTTCGCCGTTCTGCCAGAACGCAGCCTCATCAGCCAGTAGACAAGTATTAGTTGTACCTCGTCCCGGGTTTTCCGCACCAGCGGTCCACACACGGTACTTACTGCCGTTCTTCTGAAAAGACATTTCGCGTACATTAGACTTATCTAATGATGGCTGGATATCTGAGGGAAGCTCTGCCCAGAATGTCTGAGACATACTGAAGAT